AAGGTAAAAGGTTGACCTACAAAACGTTGTGTAAATAAAGCTGTGTCAGTCCAAACAAGAATTGCATCTCTACCTCTAATAGCACCTCTGATCTGTGATCCGTCGGCCAGTCTTTGTGTACCAGCTGTATTGGTTGCTGTAGGTGTATATGTATTTATATCCTCTTGATCAGAGAATCTAATAAACATATCATCTTGTGTAGACGTATCACCAATAGTTGTTTCTGTTCCAAAAAATACTAAGTGACGATCAGGTGTTGATACTAACATATGACGTGATGCTGTTGGTGCGCCTGTTATAATACTCGCTCTAGTTTCTGTAGCGTTACCTAAATTAGAGTCCCAAGAAAAAACAGGACCATCGTGAATTAAACAAATAGCTTTATCGCCAAAATTATCAAGTGACCACATACCCGGATCTAAAGCCAAACCTTCTGCTGTCTGTTCATTCCATGCAGCATAATCTGTACCATTAGTAACAGTAACCCCATCGCTGTGAGATGCAGCTGTGGTTCCTCGAGCACCTCGTGTTACACCAGTTAAGGTATTGCTACTTATGCCTGTGTATTGAATCATTTCTGTTCCGATCAATACAAAGTTAGTTCCAGTGTTTGGAAACTGTGTGGCACTTGTTAAAACTATAGTTGTTGTGCTTGCATCTATAGCTCCATTTAAAGTGGTTGTTACTGCTCCAGTATCTTCACCACCATATGTACCTAAACCCCAGCCAAAACCTTTTTCTTGAACAGGTGTGCCTACTGGATAATAGTGTTGAACTCTAATACCACCTGATGTTGTTGCACCAGATCCTGACTCTGCTGACGGCATTGTAATCGTTAAAGTTGTTCCTGTTGGAACAGAAGTTACCATAAATTTTTTATCGTCAAAATCAGAGGCCCCAAAGTTAGAACCTGTTATAGTTGTAAAGTTGTCTAATAAAATTATGTCGTTAGGAGATATACCATGAGCTGTTGAAAAAGTTATTGTTACAGATGCCGATCCGTTAGTCGTGGTAAATGCACTAGTAAGCGTTGTCGTTGTTTTAATAGGGTGTATGTCATAAAATACGTTACCAGAAAAAGCATACAGTATTCTGTTAGTGCCAATAATCGCATACCTTCTACCTGCCGTATTTACAAAATGATGTAGACCTCTACCAGCACCTGTTAATTCATTAGAATTAAGCGCTCCTAGCTGGTTCCAGCCACCTATTTTTTCAGGTATACCATATCTAAATCTAACATTATCACAATCAGTCCATTGTCCCTCTGCTCCGGTTTCTGTGATTTGTTTGTTAATACCTGGCTGAAAACCTATTTTTTGTAGCATAATAACTGGTTATATAAGCTTTTTAAATTTTAATCAAACGTATAAACGGCTATTATACGAGCACCTTTTTTAGGGTAAAGCATATAATGATCACATGTACCAAACAAAACCCCTTTATATTTTTTAGGGGTAATTTCATGAACTATCTTTTTGTTATTTAACAAAACAGTTTTAGCGTTTTTGTCTGGATTAGTTAAATAAATAATCAGTTGTTTGTGGTCAAAATCATGGTCACGATGCGTAGGACACCTTTCAATACCGATATTAAAGGTTAAATTAACAGCCACTCTAAAAACTTTATTAATTTTTATCTTATGCTTGTCACAAAAAGCAAAAAGAAATTCTAAAAAAATGTCTGTATATTTAGAATTAAAATTAGTCTCCATTGCATATTTAGAACTATAGACAGAATTAGTTTCTGTTATATCTTCTGGTCTTCTTAATATTGTATGACAGAGATAGGGGTAATTAATTTTTTTTCCAAAAGCAGGTCCCATGTAAAAAGGGAGTTCTGATTTTTCTATTAACTTTTTTATAGTTTTTTTGTCTTTGTTAGATAAAAAGTTTTCGTCTTCTAAAAGAAAAATCTTATCCTTACTCATGCAACTTATTTAATTTATCATAAAACAAAACTCTTTCTTTAGCTAATTTTTGAGCAAAAGATTTATTTATTTGAGCTATTGTTTCAAGAGTAATTTTTAAAGACTCTATATGAGTTTTTAAAAATTGATTCATTTCAAGTTCAGATTTTAAAAGCAGATCTTTATCTTGAATCGTTTGTTCCAACTCTATTATTTTTTCTTTTAGTTTATTGTGTTCGTATTGTGTTATCATTTTCCTCCTTTTCTATCAAAATTAACTCCAATTGAAACTCTTTCACAATTTGATTTATGTGGATTTACTCCGTGTCTTAACATGTAAGGAAACATGTAAAAGTCTCCCGTTACTGGTACGAAAGTTTTCATTGTTTGACAATGTGTAGCATCTTCTCCATACAAAAATACAATTGTTCCAGGTCCTTCAATAGTTCCTTTATATTCACTTATTTCTTTTTGTAATTTTTTTGGAATGTCAATATATATTACACCTGAAAATTCACAATTTTTGTGAATGTGAATTGGATTATAATCTCCAGGTTGCATATAATTAACCCACGCAGCAGAAACTTCTATTTCAGGTAGTGTTTCACTATACCATTGTTTGTATGCATGTCTAAACGTTTCCATATAAGGTGTAAGAATTTTATTTAAACTATTTATATCTACAGTGTATTCATGTTTAATATCACCTGCTAAATTTTTTACATGAGATTTTTTTAAATCTTTCTTACATAATTTTTTAATCTTATTAAAATTATTTTTTTCAATATGTGTCCTAAAAAGTAATGGACCCCAATAATAATATCTATAACTAATCATTTGTTTTTTTTCTTAATTAAAACATCTATACCTAACATGTGTCTGCCATCGTATTTTTTGTTTTCTGCATCAGGGTCTTTGACATCAATATAATGTAAAAACAATTGAGAACATCTACCTTTTTTTAATGGTTCTCTCCAGTGTTCTAAATCAAACCCTTTGTAGACTAACATGTCTCCTTGTTTTAAAATAATTTTAGTGCCTTTTTTAGTTCCAGGTATATAATTTTCAATTATCTCATCTTTATTTCTTATATTTTTTGATCCTTGATTTGGATCTGTTTGAATAAAAATAGGCCATGTTTCTCCTCCTAAATTTATAGTAGTAGAAATTTTACAAGAAGATCTATCCTTATGTTTTTTTAATTCATTTCCTTGATTATAAGTTCTCATATATGAATATGTTTCATAAAGTTTAGTTTTCGTAATCTTTTCAATTTTTGGTTTTAATTGTTTTAAAATTATATCTCCAGCTGTAGACCCATAAAGAGAATATGCCCCTGGTGCTTGAGGATCATTAAATCCTCCATATTCTTTATTAAATCTAGATATAAATTCTGTTGTAAGATATAGTTTAGCTACTTTTTCTTTTTCTAAGAAATAAGTTTCTAAAAATTTACAGATATCTTTTTGTATTGCATTACGTACTATTTTATATGTTTTCATATTTTTCCTATTTTAATGGTGGACCTTTATGCCAAACAACTAAACTATATCTTATACCTTTTGTTACTGGAAGAACTCTGTGTATTACAAAAGATGGAAAAGTTATAATTGTTCCTTGGTGTTTTAAATGATTTGTTTTTAATATTTTATTTTTACTTTTAGGTGGACTATATTCATAAAATTCTAAATCTCCACCTTTAAATTTTTTAGGATCACTTAACATCACTATGGTTGATAATTTTCTAACCTGTTGGTTATTTTCATCTGGAAGTGCATTATCTGAATGCCAAGTATAATGTTGTTTTTGATCTCCCTCATATCTAGTAAATTGAAAATTTTCAATAATACTATAGTCAAAATTCCATCCACCTAATTTGTTAGAGGCTTCTATGTACGGTTTTAATTCTTTATATATCCAAAAAGGATACAGCCAATTATTTTTAGAATTTCTTATTTTAAGACTACTTATGGACCTATAATCTTTTCTGTTTTTTTTTGATGCTTCTTTAAATGTTGAGGATAATTTTAAATTTTTAGACTCACCCTCTTTGATTATTTCTTCACATATTTTTTTAGGTAGTGCTTTAGAATAAGCATAATACGCATGTTTAATAAAATTCATTGTATCTATATCTTTTATAGATACCTTATATATTAATATTTTTTATGTGTCAATTTTAGGTTATTTGATCCCAGCTTTGAGTGTCTTCATTCCAAGTATAGTCAGCTAGATTTTCAGGATCAAAAGGTTTTGGTGTAGGTGGATCCCACACACATGTCGTAGTATTTAATGTCCAACTCGGATAGGGTTGCGCTGCAACAAATGCATCTAAATCCTCTCTATAAAACCAACCTATTCCAGGATACCATTTTCTAAAAGAACCATCTTTAGAGCATTGTTTCCATTCTCCACCATAAGTATTAGCACAATGTTGTTCACCTTGTGCTGACATATCTTCTCCAGCTACATCATCACCAATAACTCTAACTTGTAATACTTCTTTTGTTGAGGGTTTTAATTTACAAAAAAATTTCATAATCTTACGCTAATGTTAATGTCCCATCTACAGTAAATGTGCAAACTTTATCTCCACCGTCAGTGGCTATTGAATTAGTTCCAGGTGCTACGGCTAAAGCTCCAGGTGCATCTGCCGCTGCGATTCTTATAATTACAACACCAGATCCTCCAGCTCCGCCTTCTTGACCACCGCCAGGTCCATATCCGGATCCACCTCCGCCACCGCCAAGTCCGTCAGTGCCTGCTCCGCCTTTTGGTGCATTTGGTCCTTTAGTTCCATTTCCGCCGCCGCCAGTTCCACCGGTTCCGCCAGATCCTCCCGTATTCCAGGCCGCACCGCCGCCTCCTCCAGCTCGTGTTACTGAAGAACCTGTTATTGAATTTGCTGATCCGTTACCTCCATTGCCACCACTGCTAGCAGCTCCTGGACTCGCGTTATTACCGACAGCGCCAATTCCGCCACCGCCAGATCCGCCATAATTTCCACCGCCAGATGCTCCACCGTTATTTCCTTCAGGTGGACTATAACCACCTGCATTTCCAGTTCCGCCAGTGCTACTTTGATGACCACCGCCACCACCAGATCCACCAGGGCCTAGGGTAGAAGTATTTTGACCAGCTCCTCCTGCACTAGAAGAAAAATTACCAGCAACTAAACCTATTGTTGTATCCCCACCTCTAGCAATACCTGTTCCACTTGCTCCAGAACCAGCTGGTCCTCCAGCTCCAACAGTAATTGGAATGACTGCTGCATCTAATGAAATTTTTGTTCCACCTGGAAAAGAACTTCTATGGCCTCCAGCTCCGCCTCCACCATTTGGTGAACAGCCACCTGGTCCTCCGCCAGCTACAATTAAATAGTCAGCGTCAAAAGCAGCAAAAGCAGAGCCTCCAGCACCAAAGCCTAAGACATTATAACCAAACATCGTTTTTCCTTTGGATGATGTTTTGTTTTTATTGCTTTTACCTTCTGTGATTAAATTTTCTCCGGGTATTTTTCTCATATTCTAAACTCCTTATGCGTCGTTAGCAGCATCTGTAGTGAAGAATATTTTAACTCCGAGCACTCTTGCATCGGCTGAAAAAGTATCTCCACCAGCGTTTGCATCTCTAAATAATTGAAAATAAGTTAATTCACCAGCTGCTGGTGATCCTGCAACTGTAACATCGCCACTTTCAGCTGAGATTTGTTGGTCTTCAACTGTTCCTATACCAGCATCTGTGACATTTACAGCAGTTCCATATGCAACATCTATCGTATCATTGTCGGCACAAGCCACCGCTTGTAATCCAAAAATACAGTCCCCTGTATTAGTTGAACCAGGTGTCCAATATACTTGATAAGTTATTGTTCCTTCATTCCATGATTTAGGCATTGCTACTGAAAATTGTGCAAATTCATCTGTCCCTGCATCAAAGTCTAATACTTTCATATCAGGTCTTGTAGCTGTTGTTTCAACTTGCTGTGCATCAGCACCATTAGTTGTAGCACCATACATAGCAGAGGCAGGAACCCAAATAGTTTCTTTCCCTGCAACTTTTATTGCAGATCCACCAACTTGAGCGACACCATTTCCGTTTGGTGCTATATTAATATTACCATCTGCACCATCAGTTATTGTGATTGTACCAGAGTTAGTTCCTGAGTTTGTATCTAATACTAAATCGTGGGCACCACTTGTTGTAAGTGTTGCTGCCGCTGCTCCAGTTCCAATTCTAGTTTCTCCAGTGCCTTTTGGTTTGATATGAACATCAACGTTACTTTCTCCACTCGCACCTATGATTGGTGGGTTTCCTGTTGCAGCATTAGTTATTTCTAATTCATTTACTGCTGAAGTAGTTGTTTGAAATATTACTTGTTCATTTCCATTCGCATCTGCAATAAAACCTGCATCTGCAATTTTTGGAGCTGTTAAAGTTTTGTTTGTTAAAGTATCTGTTGAAGATGCAGTTATAAATCCAGCATCATCAATATCTGGATTAGTGCCATCATTAGCTGTAGCGTAAACTAATTTTACTGCACCAGGGGCAACAGTTACACTGTCTCCTGATCCTGATACATATTTAAATGTTACGTTTTGTGATCCACTTGTTGAATTTTTTAAAACATAAAATTGTTGTACATCTAAAGGTATTGTTACGTTTCTTGCTCCTGTTAAAGAACCTGTAAATTCTATAATTCTATGTGAAAGAGTTGCACCAGTAGAACCATCAGATACTGAAAGAGTTGTATCTCCTGAATCAGATACTGCTTGAGTAGTAAATCCACCAGATATTTGTTCTATAATCTGTAAATTAGTATTAGTTTTTGTTCCCCACGTACCAGCGTTTTCACCAGTTGCTTGAAGTTCTACTCCTAGAGGTGTATATGTTGATGCCATAAATTTTATCTCCTATGCGACGTCACTATATGTTATATTTGATCCTGTTGCAACATCAGAATACGAAATATTTGAACCTGTGTCAACGTCTGAATATGCTTGTATTCCAAACCCTGTTGCAGTTCCAAATGCAGCTACAGAAGCAGTTGCCTCCACTCCTGATATTCCTAAAACTAAATCAGCAACAGTAACTGATCCAACACTAGCACTAAATGATTGACCTGTTAAACCTTGAACAATAGCTAAAGGATCTATTGATCCAACAGATGAAGTAATTTGTTGACCTGTTAAAGTTAAAGAAGGACTTGATCCAATAGTAATACTACCAACATTTGAAGTTGCGG